ATACTACTTACTATATATACTATAGTACTATTATAAAAAACCCACACAAACTAACCAAACTTAATTAAATATATATTATCTACCATAAGGTTGTCAAGATTTATTAAATTAAAACATGGAAAGAGCCAGAACACTATATCAAAGAGCTAGAACGGGCGACGTTGAGATAGGTAACGTATATCAAAACATCGAGCGTTGTCGTGAGATATCCAACGAGCTACTACTTACAGACATTATAGACCCCAGTTCAAGGCAGATTGGCCTCTTATCCGAATTATTGTATCGCACAAAGCACATGCCGGAACTAGAGATACTCGACTTAAACCTATTAAGTGACGAGGATCCAAACTAATTTGGCATTAAGTCGCACTATAAAGGGAAAAAAGCACTATGCCTACGAGTCTGAGGAGGAGTTCTTAAAGGCACATCCTGACACACCCCTGATAAGGGATTGGAAACAGGCTAAAGAGGGAGATTGGTGTTTAGCAGACGATGGAAAGATTGTTCAAATCTTAAAACAGGGCTCTTATATAGAGAAAAACAGAAGAAAACGAGAAAATCCCTATATACGAACAATTATAGGGATGTTTAACACAAGTAGAAACACATTCCTTGCAGGAACGGTTAAAGATGAGATATATAGGTTCACAAAGAAAGCACCCTATCAAGTAAATAGCACGGGACACCTAACTGATTCTAAAAGAAACTTCGCAAAGTATATTGCACACGGCATGGATCCAGTAGAGGCGTACCAAAAGGCCTTTCCAAAGACAAAGAGTTTAGATTATGCAGAGAGAAAATCAACATTACTACTTCGAAACAAGACAGTGAGGCAAGCAGTGGATAAGGAAATAGAAAATTTAATGTCAGAAGTGGGTATTACGAAACGATACCTCCTAGAAACCACAAAAGATGTCATTGATAAGACAGAAGCAAGGGATAACGACAAACTAAGAGCCATAGAGACCCTGATGAAAATATCCGGTCTCCTCTCTACTGAAAAGAAAGTGGACTCAGTAGCTCTCATACAGGAGTTCAGTGGTTTTAGCCAAGAAAAACTAAAAGCATTTGAGCAGGGAATACTACCAGAGAAGCAAAAAGAACTATCTGATGGCTAATAACCTACTACAAATGTCAATTGGCAGGGCCCATGACAACATAGACAGTCTTATGTTGAATGGCTATAAGGGTACATTACCTCTTACAATGGAGATGTTTCCAGAAAAGCGGTGGTCAGATGACCAAGGACGGCAATGGACATCCAATATTAAAACACGGCTAGAGAAAGACAATGGAAAGTGGTACTTGTTTCCAACAATGATGGGTGGATTAGACCTTCCTGAAGCTGGTGCATACAGAGGAGCGTTAAAAGGTAAGCATTTTGGGGTATATGATTCTTATGACGAGGGCATGAAAGCAGATAGGGTTATCCATAATCATTTTGAAAAGATAAAAGGTTATCAAAATGGCGGTACTGTAGAGCCTATATCAACCAATGTTCATAACAGGATAGATGACCTGATACTAAAGGCAGATTTAGACAAGTTTGATCAGACTGGATTCATGTACGCAGACAAAACCCCTGCTTATATAGGGGGTGTAGACCCTGTGGTAGAAAATATAGCAATGGGGCCATTACTTACATTGAAAAGTCTTGGTAGCGTAGGTAAAAAGCTCTTAGAAAGAACTGGTTTAAGAAATCCGGTATCTCATTATACAGGCAGTCAAGGTGCTACTAATATATTAAAAACAGGTAAAATTGCAGGTACTGGAAAGTTTCCCGGAAGGCCGGATTGGTTTGATATGACAAAGAGCCAACGTGCTGCTTATGCTAAGAATAAAAAAAAGGTGGAAAACGAATTTGCAGTTTCGGTTACTAGAGACCCTATGTTCACATCAAGGCCTCATAGTAATATAGGCACAGATATTAGATTTATTTTAGATAGGGACGAGCTTGCTAGAAAAGGGTTTAAGATGAGTCCTTTTGCACATCCATACTATAGAAAAACTGCGTTTCACCCTGTCAAAAGGAGCGTAGGTGGGGGTGTGGACAAGTATAATAAAAAAATAATTAACCCTAAATTTGAATTTGAAGAGCGGGTAAGGGGAAACATACCTACTGAAAATATTAGGCTCATAGATTTAATAACATTTCCACAGGGTGGGGGCAATCGGTTTGAAGCGGCTGAAATGCTAAATCAGCTAGGCAAGTCCAATATACCAATAATAAGAAGCTCTGAAACAACAGATCGGATTAGGTTGATGGATGAAATATTTAGAAGGACAAAAAAAGGGTTACAAAGCCCTAGGTACTCTGGTTCCCCATTACAAGAGATCTTAAATAGGTTACTAGAGGCTCCTACCTACTAATGAGTTTTAACATTACCCCACCACCATCAGAGATGGAAAAGAGGGATGAGGTTCTCGCTAAAGCGTATACCAACCTTATTTACTTTGGTAGAGCGTTCTTACCTAATGATTTCCTAAAGAAGTCTGAATCCGCACCATTTCACTACGAAATGGCTGAAAAGATGATAGATACCACACCCGGAGCACGAATATGCAACATTATACCACGGGGTCATGGTAAATCAGTAGTCGCAAAGGCTGCCATCATGCACAAACTGTGCTTTGCACAAGAGGGAGACCAGCATTTCATAGCGTGGGTATCCGAAGAACAGTCACAGGCTATTGACCATTTGAAGTATATCCGCTCTCACTTTGAAAATAACAAGATGATTCGCTACTACTTTGGCAATATGGACGGGGGTAGTGTCGGTAAACGCTGGACAGAAAAAGATTTAGTAACTCCAAAGGGCGATAGAGTTATATCCAAAGGTACCTCTCAAAGACTGAGGGGTAGAGCAGAGGTAGATGTACGCTATACGGGCATTGTTCTGGATGACTTTGAATCAGAATTAAATACAAAAACACCAGAAAGACGCTCTGACATCAAGAAATGGATTGTATCTACAGTGTACCCTGCCTTAGAAGAAACTCCGGGGAATGAGGGGTGGATATGGCTTTCTGGGACTATTGTACACTATGACTCCTACCTACAAATGACCTACGATGGATGGAAGAAGGCAAAAGAAGACAAAAGAAAGTATCCTTGGGATGTGAATTTTTATAGAGCTATTGAAAATGGCTCTCCATTATGGCCTTCTCAATTCTCAAAAGATAAGTTAGCAGCAAAGAAGCGAGAGTTTATTGAAGCGGGCTTAGTCAATAAGTTTGCTCAGGAGTATATGAATGATGCTCGTGATGTGACCAATGCCGCATTTAAGATAGACAGAATACAATATTACAACGGAAGGGTTGAATGTAAGAGTAATTTTAACTACCTTATCGACGGTGATGATGCCATCCCGATTAATATCTACATGGGTGTTGACCTTGCGGCAACAGCTTCGGAGACCTCAGACTATCAAGTTATACTGGTTATGGGTATTGACTCAAGCAACAACCGTTATGTCTTGGAGTACTTTCGTGAAAGAATACCTACTTTTGACGTGCCCAAGGAGATTATACGACTTGCAAACAAGTATACACCAGTTCGAAGAGTTACTATTGAGACGGTTGCGGCACAGGAGATGGTTCGGGATATGGTTACACGGCTTTCCTCAAAGGAGAAAAGACTTCTTCCGGGTATTTTTAAGGGAGTTAAGCCTCCTGCTCGAATCAAAAAACAAGATAGGTTGGAGACCAGTCTTGGCCCTATTGTCAATTCTAAGAAGCTTTACCTGCAAAGAGAGATGACAGAGCTGGTTGATGAGTTCTTTGAACATCCCAAGCCAAGAAATGACGATGTCATGGATGCTCTGTACTATGCAGACTACTACGCAAGGGCACCTAAGAGCTCAAGAGTATCCACTGAGTCCTTACAGGAAACAACCAATGACCCGGTAATGCGAATCAAAAGAAAAGCCTATAGCTGGATGTCCGGTGCTCGACTTTAAACCTATTGCACTATTTAGTGTTTTATAGCTAAGATAAGATAGCAAAATACACACATGCCAAGATACTCAAGACGATCAAAAAATAGATTACTAACTTGTGACCAAAGATTGCAAGATGTGTTTAATGAAGTTATAAAGCACGTTGATTGCTCTATATTAGAAGGTCACAGAAGCAAGGAAAGGCAAAATAAGCTATATGATGAGAAGCGTACTAAGGTCAGGTATCCTAATGGCCGGCATAATTCTAACCCTTCTAAAGCCGTTGACGTTACCCCTTATCCTGTGGATTGGGAAGACCGGGAGAGACAAACCCTCTTTGCCGGGTTCGTTATTGGCATTGCTCGCAGCATGGGCATTAAAATAAGATGGGGCGGAAATTGGGATATGTATGAAGAGAAAGGAAGGTGGGAGGTCAAGGATAACCGTTTTGACGATTTTCCACACTTTGAAATTAAAGAATAATGGCTGGAACAGACACAACTGAGACAAGGACTCCTTTAAATTCTTTTATCCTCACAGAATAGGGTACCAATATGTTTCCTTGGGCTACTGAACTAGCAAGTCAATACAGTGCTACGCCATCAGAGTTGGCAAATGGGCAGAATACAATATTAACCAATGGAGAGACGTACTTTCCACCAGAAGCAGTAGAGGAAATAGGGGTAGATACTTTGAACTACATGAACAACAAACCAAGAGAGGGCGGTCATGCCGCTATAGACAGAGTTATTGCAATGACCACACTTCAGGGTTTAAGGCCTATGAATGAAGGTGGAGAGGTTATGCCCAACTATGCTGGCGGTGGAATGGTTCAAGACCAGATGCCCGGCTATCGATATGGTGGAATGACAAAGAAAAAGAAAATGATGGGCTATGAAAATGGTGGTATGTCTGGCTACCGAGAAGGTGGCAAGGTTGCAAAAAATGTTTTTTATGGAATAGGACAAAATTTTGATAGGGCAGACCTAGACATGAATGATGATATGTATACTATGAGGCGAGTTTTGTCTGTACCCGCTGAACAAGTGGGTGAGGGCAGTGGTTTGAGATACTACGCTGGAGAAGCTACCGCTGATATGATGGAGCCACTTAAATCTATGACATTTATGGATGCCGCTTCAAAGATGAACATATCCCCTCAAGACTCTATCCCCGTAGCTATGATAGACCAGTACCTATCACCGAAAAAAAAGAAAGGTCTTATGGGTTTACTTGGATTTCAAGACGGTGGC